AGATGGCTGTAGTTGTCGAAAAATGAAATTTATGGTATGCTGTAAGCGAGGATTATCGCTTGGCGGTTCAGTCACTCTCTGAAAAGGGGGTGATGCACGATGTATATTACATATTCTGAGTTAGTTCAGACAGGTATTCTTATCGTTGCAATTATCGCCCTGTGTAAAAACAGGGGATAAATAAAAATTGACCGCCTAACAGAAGTTAGACGGTCTCTCCAAAACCATTCGGACTGACCGCCCTTCCAAAAGCGGTAATCCTTTTCTTATTATTATGATAACAAAAGAAAGATATTCTGTCAAGAAAGGCGCATCTGAAAATAAAACGGATGTGCTTTTTTGATGCGGAAAACAGAAAGGAGTGGGAAAATGGCAAAAACGTATAATCGGTTGGAAATTGATGTGAACAAAAAGCCGACTGATATTATCACAGCGGTGCAGGCGGATAACAACAGCCGGTATCTTGATGTTTCGCTATTCAATAATGGCGTGCCATTGGATTTGACGGGGCATGAAGTGAAAATTTTTATGGCAAAGCCCGAAGAAAGCGGAGAGATTTGGAACGATGGCGTAATTACAAATGCCAAAGAGGGCAGATGCGAGTTTCTGATGACAACAGAGGCGTTGGCAAGGATGGGGCATTTGCAAGCACAGATTTCCGTTTGGAAGGACAACACAGAGATTTTGTCCACGCAGATATTTGAAATCAACGTGACAAAAACACTGTTAGGGAACAGCTCTATGGAATCCTCGAATGAATACGGCACACTGGTGGTGCTGTTCCAGAATCTGTATGAAGCGCATGACCTCATGGTGGATATGGTTTCCTCTTTTGGCAAGAAAGGAGCAGTTGCGGATGCAAGGAACATTGCTACCTTCTGGCAGGGCGTGGAGTATCTGGCAAAATATATGGATACTGATTTGAAAGGGTTGCTTGAAAAAGCTATTGCTAATTCTTCTGTGCAGGGCGTGCTTGATTTGATTGGGAACACAGGAGATACAGGGAATAGTACGGTAATGGGGAAAGAAAATAAAATGTTAAACGCACTTTCCAACATGATACCTTTGTATAGAGCCGATGATTATTTAGAATACGAATACATTGACACTTTTATTATTTTAAACAATAGTGAAATCAGTTCGACAAAAAGTGTTCAAGAGACTTTGGGGATTTTTCAGCCCCCAGAGGGTTGCGTAAAGGTAGTTGTGACAGCAAATATCAAGGGCTACTATGGAAATGTTTATTTAGACGGTTTATATGGAATGTATAATGTTAGTGCATCAATATCTTCAAATAAAGACCTTACAAGGTATCAAGAATTTACAAAAGAAATTGAGTTTGCGGATACGCTCCCATCGTCTGTTAAGATAACACTTACTGGTGGCACTTCTGGGACAGCATATTGCAATAATGTAACAATTAAAGCATATAGGCTGAAAAGAGTTGTCACAACGGAGTTGCATCAAGCAAATACAATTAAAAATTATGGCAGTGTGGCTAATGGATACTATAAATTTAAACAGTGTCCTAGGCTAGATAGGGTTTTTATCAGTACAGGAGATAATGGGGAGACATTTGAAGTTGAGCATATTCCCTATGTACGCAATGTTACCGCCGGTAACGCTGGCAAGAATTTTAAGGTTTTTTATTAATGTATAAGGAAGGTGTTAGGGATGTATGCAGTTTTAAATGAAGCAAATATTTGTGTAGCAATGTCAAGTAGAAAAGATGTTTATGATAATTTTGTAGAAACAAATGTAGATAGACTTGGCAAGAAATACGAAAATGGGGAATGGATAGAAGTCCCAATCCCCGAACCGCCCCTATCCGAAACCGAACAGGCGATTTTAGACACAGCAATCAATGTAGACTATTTGGTCTGCATGAAGGAACTTGAAATTTGAAAGGAGTAGATATTTATGACATACGCAAGACTGAAAAAGCTGATTAGCAGAGGGGCATACAACAAAGAGGATATGATGAACAAATTAGACGTATTCCTCATGGCGAACCGCATCACGGAGGAGCAGTATCAAGAGTTGGTTGGTATGATGGAGTGATGTTATGATTACCATTCACGAAAAAACGGCAAAGACATTTGACACATTCGGGCTGGGGGCGTTGGTTCCCAGCCATTGTGTTGTGGAGGAAGAATTGAACGGGGCGTATGAACTGGAGCTGAAGCACCCATACGACGATGGTGGCAAGTGGAAACGCATTGAACGGGGGCGGATTCTCTACGCCTCCACGCCAAGAGGGATGCAGCCGTTCCGCATTTACTACGTCAAGCCGAGCATGAAGGAAATTTCGGTCAATGCACGGCATATTTTTTATGACTTACTGGACAACCAGTGCGAACCAATCAGCCACAGTGGCACGGCAGGAGCGGCTCTGGCAGCCATGCAGACGGCGTTTGCCTATCCCATGCCCTTTTCCTTTGATACGGATATTTCGCTGACAGGAACGCTCACAACGGGGCGCATGAATCCCGTACAGGTGCTACTGTCGGACGATGACGAAGTAACCTCCTTTGTCAAGGGCTACGGCGGCGAGCTGCTGCGGGATGGCTTTCGGGTGTCCGTCAAGGCGGCTCTGGGGCAGGACAGGGGCGTTGCGATTCGCTATGGAAAAAACCTTGTCGGGCTTGAGGTGACGGAGGATGAATCCGAAGTGAAAACACGCATTGTCTGTTACGGCAAAAACGGCAGTGTAACGCTCGAAAGCCCCCATCTGGGCGATTATATCTACCCGAAGATTTATACCCTAGAGGATGAAAATAAGACGCTCTCCGAGGTGCAGGCAGAGGCACAAAAGCTGCTGGACGAAGGCTGTGATATTCCGAGTATTAACATCAAGGTGGATTTTGTGGCACTGGAAAAGACGGTGGAATATCGGGAGTATGCCGTTCTGGAGGAAGTCTTTTTGGGGGATATGGTAACGGTTATCAATACCAAAATGGGCTTTCAGAAGCAAGCGAAGGTTATATCGTATGAATGGGATTGCCTTCTGGAGCAGTACAACGAGGTGGAGCTGGGGGATTTCATCCCCACGCTTGCGGCATCCGTTACCAGTGGTGTGAAAAGCGGTTCGCTTGCGTCCTCTGCATATATCAATGCGGCATCGGTTATGACACTGCTCCAACAGCACTTGAATGATTTTAACAATCCGCACCATGTCACAGCGGCACAGGTGCAGAGTTAAGGGGAGGGATGGCTTATGGAAAATATTGAAAAAATGGTGCAGGAGGCACTGGATAGTACCAAATCCGCACATAAGCGAATTGACCGCATGGAGAAACGACAGGACAATCTGGAAGAACTGACAAACGCGTTTTCGGTCCTGCAAAACGAGCAGGAGCATATCAAAACAGATGTCGGAGAAATCAAGGACGATGTGAAGCAGCTGGTCTCTAAGCCGGCAAAGCGTTGGGATGGACTGGTCGACAAGGCTATCGCTGTGGTTGTCGGTGCGGCAATCGGGTTCCTGCTGAATGGCGGCGGTTTATGATGAAAAAACGCAGACGGATTTGTTTTCCACCAAAGATAAACGATGATACCATGTCCAGCATTGTGATTTATTCGTTGGTATTCTGCGCAGGAATCACGATTGCGGGCATGGTATTAGGTGCTTTTGACCACGATGTAAGCGCCGTGGTTGATAGTACGCATCGTGTGTTCGGTACGGAATTAGGTATCTGCGGCTTGATGAAATTGTACGATAAAGGCGTAGAACGTGCAGAGCGGTGGGCGGAAGAACGTAGGCAAAGAAGAATGACTGCAAAGCAAGCGGAATGGGAGTACAAGGAGGAATTGAGAGAAAATGAAAATGAATGAAGCGGCAAAAATCACAGTTCAAAATTTGCTGACAGTGAAATCCATCGTAACGATTATGCTTACGGTGGTTTTTTCGTATCTGGCAGTGGTGGGGCGTATCAGCGGAGAACAGTTTTTGACGATTTTCTCTGTTGTGGTGGCGTTCTACTTCGGGACACAGTACCAGAAGGGGAAGGAAGGTGCAGAGGATGGGGAATGAAACAAAGGCTTGCAGGGACATCAGCGCACTGTCCCCTGTGGCACAGAGAGCTTGCAGGGCGTTCCTGCGTGAGTGCGAAAAGGAAGGACTGCCCGTTCTGATTACGGAAACATACCGTTCACAAGTGCGGCAGGATTACTTATATGCACAGGGCAGAACCAGAGCAGGGAAGGTTGTCACTTGGACACGAAACAGCCGCCATACAGGGCGGATGGCATGGGATATCTGTAAAAATGTGAAGGGGCAGGAATATGCCGATGCAGCGTTCTTTACTAAGTGCGGTGCGATTGCGAAGCGGCTTGGCATTACCTGGGGCGGTACTTGGGATACGCCGGACAAGCCGCATTTTGAGGTTACAAAGGACTGGAAAGGAAAGGGGGAGAGCGAAGTGGTAGAAAAATGCAAAATGATTATCAATGGCAAGGAGTATACGGTGGAACGGATTTTGAAGGATGGTACTAATTATATCAAGATCCGGGACGTGGCGGATGCCATCGGGTATGATGTTACCAGTAAGGGAAATGTGGCTGTGCTGACGAAGAAATGAGCTTTTTCGCGAGGTCACGAAAATGGTAGGGGGCGGTTATCCGTCCCCTTAATTTTTTTGTGTGAAAAATTGAGACTTTAAGAGACTTTCTTTGTGGGATGATGAACAGAGGAAGGAGCGATCAATATGAATAGTTTTATTTCTTGGGTAGGTGGAAAAAAACTGCTTAGAAAGGAAATTATCAAGAAATTTCCGAAAGAAGAAATAGAAAAATATGTTGAGCCGTTTGGCGGTGCAGCATGGGTGTTATTCGGGAAAACACCTCATTCTAAAGAGGTATACAATGATATCAATGGAGAATTGGTGAATCTTTTTCGGATGGTAAAATATCATCCAGAGGCGTTGCAAGCTGAGCTCAGTTTTATGCTAAACAGCAGAGAAGAATTTTTCCGACAACGGGGAATGCAACCGGAAACAATGACAGAACTGCAGAGAGCGGCACGAATGTTTTATTTGATTAAAGCATCTTATGGATCTAAGGTGTCTACATTTGGAGTTGGATTTAAGGATGTATCTGCAATAAAAAATTTGCAGGCGGTGCATGAACGATTAAGCAAGGTACTGATTGAGAATAAATCTTTTGATGAAATTCTACAGATTCATGATTCCGAAAGGACGCTGTTTTTTATAGATCCACCTTATCATGGAACGGAAAAGTTCTATCAGATGAAGGATGATTTTGGAGAAACTGAACATCGAAAATTGGCAGAAATGTTATATAATCTGAAAGGAAAGTGGATTCTTACATATAATGATGATGCGTTTGTGCGGAATCTGTATGAGGGATTTCATATTGAAGAGGTTGAGCGGGTTAATAATCTCGGAGTAGCTATTGGCGGTGAGAAGGTTTTTAAGGAGTTGATAATTAGGAATTATGAATAA